TTAAGTATACCTACTATTTTAAATAATATTAGTAACTTGATAATAGTTGATTTAAATATTCAATGTACAGTAATTAGTTATGATTCATCAAATAATATATCAACGATTATAATATTTTCATCATCAACTATGATATCTACTAATATACTATATAAAATATTAATATATCTACAAGATAATATTTCATCATATTATTCTAATATACTTATTTTTACTTATCAAAATAGTATTAATAAATTAAATTATGCTTCTCAAATAGATCAAAATAATATTTATTTGTATGCAAATAATAATATTAATAATTATATAGGTACTGGTCAATCTATTAATATAATTTATCCATTTTATATAATAGCTCAAAAACAATTCAAAATTATAAATAACAAAAAATCAATTAATATTAAGACTAATATACCAACTAGTATACAAACTATAACATCAACATATGAAACACCCAAAATAACAAATCCAAATAAATTATTTGATTATATTAGATTTTATATTGATGATCAGTTAATAGAAGAATTGAATGAATTTACATTTACAACAGATTATAATTTATACTCATCAAAACAAAGACAAACACAAATAGATAATTTAATAAATTTTAAACCATCTAGTAATATAATAACACAACAAAAATTATCAACTACACAGATTTCATCACAAAATTTATCTAGCAATACAATAAAATTAACAACCACACAAGTAACTGATCCCATATCAAATATTACAACCTATATATCTAAAAATCAAAATACTATAACTACAATTATTACAAAAAATGTAATAAATCCCGAATCGTGGGAATTAAATATACCATTAAATTTTTGGTTTAATTATGATGCTGGACAAAGTATTCCTCTTGTTGCATTACCAAATAGCAAAATAAGTCTAAGGTATAAACTTACAAGTATATCAAATATATTATCAAATGATTTATCAGTAGATAATTATAAGTTTAGTGTAGATCCTAAAGTTAAAATATCATTATCTTCTGACACAATATTATTAGATACACAAGAACGTGCTTTATTTGGTACATACTGTCATGAATATATAATAAATTTATACAAAACTTATACACCAAAACTAGTTACACAAGTAAATAGTATTATACCATTTAATATAAAAGGTTTAGTTAAAGATATTATGTTAATAACAAGACCTTTAACAAATTCACATGGATTCTCATATCAAGATATTATTTATAATTATGATATCAGATATCAAAGATATTTAGATGCATCTAAATATTATACAATGTACAAGAATATAGGTTATTATACAGACCCTAAACAATATGACTTTGTAGATGATTTTACTATTTTACAAAATGTAGATAATGAAATACTAAATGATCCAGATAATCGTAATAATCAAAATCTTGATAAAAATACAAGTTATAATAGACTAGTTAGAATATTCTATATGTATGATCCACGCTTTTTAATGTATTATATAAAAAAATACTGTTGTTCCCAAGTTATAATATCTGATAAAAATGTACAACAAGAAGGATTATTTTATTACTTAAAATATCTGTATAATAACACTAATACTATTAATGAGATATCTCCCATTGATAGTATGATAATTAGTGTAAATGGTGTTGATTTATTTTCAAATAAAGATTATAATTATTTTACTAGTTTAGTACCTAATAGTAAATTTAATACTTCATTGCCAATTGGTAATTATGCATATACATTCTCTTTATTTCCTTTGGAAAAACAACCTTCAGGGCATTTAAATTTTACTCATTATGATGATATTTTATTTACAATTAAATCAAATAGAAAAGTAATAAATGAGCCATATAAAATTATACCAGTAGTGAAAGAATATAATATACTAAGAATAATGAGTGGTATAGGGTCATTAGCTTGGATCTAAGAATTAAATAAGATCCCTCCTAAACCTTTATTTATTTTAAAAATATTATAATAAATACTATAACCTCTTAATAATGCAGGATTTCTATAACTAACTATTTTATTCATAGTTAATTGTAAATATGCATCATCTATTCTACTAAAATTAATTGTTCCTGAAGGTACAGTATTTTTAGGATTTAAACAAAATGAATAAATATATATACCATTATTATTACTAGACATATTATATTGATATTTAGGTAAATATGTATAATATTCTGGAGAATATAATGAAATAGATTCAACAGAGTTAATAACAACCGTATGATTTATAATAAGATTCTCATTATTAGAAGTATATGGTAATGTAGTATAATTAAAATTATCATTGATATTACTATTAGATTGTAATATACATCTCCAAATAATTAATTTAGTAGGATTAAATAATGCTAATTTATATTTTATATTAGTAGAATTCACAATTTGTATCGGTAAATTCTGTACAAGTGGAATAATATATTCGTGTGGATTTTTTATAAAAAATAGTCTTTCTATATTATCAATATATATATAATTAGTAAGTAAATATGCATTATTTAGTGATGGTGTAGTATATGTAAAATAATCTTTATCTTTATTTATATATGTTTTAGGTGTAATATTTACAGTATAATTAGTATCTTTACCAATTATACTATAATTAGGGTCATTATTGTTAGTAGGTATTGAGAATGCTCCTTTAACTGTAGAATAATATAAATTTTTAGATATAACATCGTAATATATAAATCTACCAAGACTAATATTTCCATTGACATTTTGTTTAATTATTTCATTAAAATTAAATAATGTAAAATCTTCTAGTATATTTACATAATGATCTGGTATTTGAGTATAACAGTTAGTTATATCATTGAAATCTACATGTATTTTAATATCATTATTAAATAATGATAATAATGGTAATGCTAAACCATAATCTAAACAAAACCAAAATGATAAAGGTATATATAATACATTATTTATTTTACCATTTGTATAATTAGTTAAATAACTCATATTGCCTATCATTTTTTCATATCCTTTATTATTACCTTTTTTATTTGTTAATTCTTGCCAAATATTTAACCAGTCAGCATAATGTCTTTCTATTGTAACACCTCCAATTTCTATTTCAATAAAATTAATTAATGATATACCAATTTTATTTACCCAAGCCATTTTTTTTATATTTTGTAATATGGGATTTGTAGGAGTTGAATTTATTACATCTGGTAATTCAACATATAAATATGTTTGTCCTAATAAATCAGCATTTTTACTAATATTAACTGTACATCTTCTCCCAAAATCTGGGGTTGTTTTAAAATATTGAGGTGTGGGTTCAATAGAATAATTTGTATATCTTTTATATGCAATTTTAAAAAATGTAATTTCAGGTTGTGCAGAGAGATATAAATTTTCTTTACCTATAGAAGCTAATAATAATAGTCCTAATCCCATTATTATTAGTTTAGATTTTACCTTTATAATAAATAATTATTTTTAATTTATTTAATTTTTACCATTAAGTTTCTTCTCAAGTCTATCTAATAATTCAAATAGATTCTTCCAGAAAGTATTATCTTTATTAGTTGTCTTTCCTAATAGTTTATCACGAACATTTGTAAGATCATCTAATACATCACGAGTTAATGCATATGGTACAGCCTGTTGACCATTAAGTTCATTTGCAACTAAGTTATCAGTAAAAACTTTAACGTATGCAATTGCTTTATGTGTACGACCTTGATAGTCTTCAAGATTATTAAGATAATTAGTAACATCATTATCAATTGCAGAAACATCCATTGAATAACGATTGCGTAAATTATCCATCATATCTTTCCATATTTTTCTGGTATATTTAGCTGATGGAACATAGCCTGTTCCATCGCGATTTAATCTATTTAAGTATGCTTGAACTTGATCATTTGTAACTTGGCTGTCAGATGAAGCGCCGCCACGATATACTCTACCAAATACAAAAGGTGCAGGTAATAAATTAGTAATACCTAATCCAGTTACTAAATTTGACATATTATTATTTACCATAGTTTGAATCTTTAAGAAAGTTTCTTTATATTGGGTTAATCCAAGAGGATTTTGTGTTATTAATGCTTTTAATCCATATTTGCCTGCTCTTGATTTATCTTGAACTTGAACTGCAAATGGATTTGCTACACCAGACCCAGTATAATTAGGATTTAATATGGCAGGGAAAGCATCAGTGGTTGCTTTGACAGCTTGGAAAAATGCCACAAGATTAGTATTAGTTTTTATTTTCTTCATTAAATCAGCTTCACTTGCGTTGCTATAGTTATTAGGATTTAACCATTGATCAGTATGCTTTAAAACTCTAACACCGTCTTTAACATATGAAGGCCATGCAAATTTTTCAACAACCCATTTAATGTGTAATGGGTCAACATATTTAAGTTTTTTAACCATGTTTAAGAAATTTGAACTATTAATTCCATCCATAAATCTCTGACATTCATCTGGTCGGTCTTTTTGACATTGTGCGAGAAAATCATCACATTGTTGATTATCTAATCCTAAAGCATTGCAAGATTCGCCGAAAACTGTTTTTGCATTACGAGCTAAATGATCAAAATCAGCAGGAGTTTGTGTACCATCTTTATCAAGACGTACTAATTTACCATTTATATTTTTAAATTCAACACCTGCAGGATTAATAACAGATTTAGGATTAGTATTAAATAATGCGTCAAACTCAAAGGACTCTTTATTAACAAGTAGTTCAGCTCGTTTTTTAAGGCTTGTTGCAGCCCATCTTCTGGTATCTATACCAAAACCAACAGCATTAACTTTATCATCATAATAAGCATATTGTTTCATTGGTAACGAAGAACCTGTTGTGTTTACTATGTAGTTGTCAAATAAATCAGCAACTTGAGAATTATCTAGAAAGTAATCAATTAATAATCTAGTAACTTGCGCCTCATCAGTTTTAACATTTTGAACTTTAGTTCTTACATTATTTAAACGTGTTATAATACCAAGTGCTACTGGATCAGTCGGAGTCATTGCTGTTTTAAGAACTTCTGATTTTAAGCGGTGTAATAAATTTCTAAAATCACAAACATCATCATTATACAAAGCATCTGGATTAGAGGATCCTGTTGGTACATCATTATACACTTGACTTAAACCTTCTGGTATACCTCTATTAAGAAAATCATTTAATGTTATATCAGTATTATCACCATTTGTAGTTTTACGTGATCTAATATCTTCTGCAGTTACATGAACAAAATATTTAAAACGATGGTCCAGTACTTTTCTACCAGTAGTATCAACAGTTGAACCTTCTAAACAAGCAGCAGGATCTGCTGGATTGTATGCTAAAACTTGTACTTTTACGCTCATTTATATATATATTACTTTAGAAAAATTTCTAAATATTTTTTTATTAAATAAATTTTTATTTTCTTTCTAAATATAATGTGTCCTATATGGGTTATATTTATAGTATCTTGTATAATACTATATACTTTAAAATTCTCAAATATTAAATTATGTAATATTCCATTGGGTGTTATATTGAGCGTTATTGCTGTATCTTATTATGTTTATATGGGCAATATAACAGAAAAATTCACTAATGAAAAAAAAATAAAAGTATATAATTTTAATACATTATGGTGCGGTTGGTCTAGGAAATTTCAACCTGAATGGGATGATTTTGCAAATGCACTGAAGAATTCACCAGATGCAGATAAATATGAAATAAAAGATATAAAGTGTGATGATATTAATGATCCTGAAATAAAAAAATTAACTGCTAAATATAAAGTACCCGGATATCCTTATATAATAATTGATAAAGATGATAAAGTAACAATTTATGAAGGTGAACGAACATCTGATGCATTATTAGAATATGTTAAAACATTATAAAATATTTTTTGAAATATATAATAATTTATCATAAAATTCTAATTGTTTCATTTTAGTTTTATCAATATTATTATAACCTAATAATAATCCAAACCAAAAACCACCAATACAACCAGTCGTATCATTATCTCCTATATGAATAGCAACATTAATCATAAAATTTTCCCAACAATATTTACCATTTATAAAACTATTTAATAAACAATCATATGCATAAATACAACAGTCTATACCAGTAATTCCCAAGCTATTCCATATAACATCAGATTTATTTACCAATAATTCATTATTTTTAACATATTCTTGTATTTTATTACTAGGATTAAAACTCATTAAAAAATTTAAATGTTTATTATTAGGAATATAATTACTTGATGTTTTAATATCTTTTTTAAATTCTTTATACCTTTTCCAATAATTTATATAATTATCTAATAATATTATATCATGCTCTTTTGGAAAATATTTATGTAATGTTTTATTATTATATAATTTTAATAATTTATCTATCCATAATTTAGGTTCTATATTATTTATTGCATAAGCACTAAATAATGCAGATACAACACCTCCTAAATAGCCTATATAATAGTTATGAGTTAATACAGATGCTTTAATAGATTCCTCAATAATCTTCTCTTCATTATCATGCCATTTAATACCAATTGGTCCTGTTCTCATAGCAGCACCATTACCACCCATATTTTTATTACTTGAAATAATTTGTTTTCTTTTTAATAAATTTAATGATTCAATAGTTGTAGCACCACTATATCTTTTTTCTTTTTCTAATAAAGGTAGGACTTTTAAATATTCATCTTTATATAATGGGGTTGTAGGTTTATTAATAATAGATTCAGTAGTAGCGATTAATAGTATTGTATCATCAGATGCAGACCAATCAGTAATATCAATTGAAGAAAATCCTCCTAATGAAAAAAAATCTAATATCATATCTAACCATATTTTATTAACTAAATTTATATTATCTAATTTATAACCATAATTAAATTCCCATATACCATTTCTAAATCCTATAGTTTCCAAATAAGAAGCTAACATAAATCCTGCCTCAATTCTTTCTGATTTTTTTAATATGTTCATTATAATAGACGCATATTTTAATTATTATTTTAATTATAATAATAATTAAAATAATATAAAATGTCAAAGATAGAGTTAGACTTTAATACATTAAAATATAATTTATATGAAATATTAAATGTTAAATCAGATTCTGATGAAAGTAGAATAAGAAAGAATTTTATAAAGCTAATTAAAACATTTCATCCAGATAAAAATTCTAAATTAGAAGAAGACATATATTATCACATTATATTATCTAATCAAATATTGTTAAATAAAGAATCAAGAATAAAATATGACAAATTTTTAGAAGCTAAAATTGATAATTTTAATGAATTAAAATCTGGATTTAATAATGTAGATAAAATACAAAATAAAAAGTTAGATAGTGAAACAATTAAAGAATTTAATAATAAAGTTGATTTATTAAATAAACAACATGGTTATTCTAATAATAATAATTTACCTACTATTGATAGATATAATAAATTATTATCTACACGAGATACAGATGTTAATATTGATAGAGAAGATATTAAAACATCAAATGATTTTAATAATAAATTTAATGAAAATAAAAAAAATGGGAAATTTAAAGATCAAATAATAGAATACAATGAAAATAATGAAATTTGTACATATGAGACTAACTCATATGTAACAATAAATAATATTGATAAATTATACTTAAATGATTCAATTTTAACAGATAATTTCTCTAGTTTAGATAAAGCATTTTTATTAACACCCACAATTAATAATAATGATAATAAAAGTATTAAAGAAAAATTAATTAATTATGAAAAAAATACAAGAGAATATTTTAATTCTAAATTTCATATGATAAAAAAATAATTAAATTGTAATATTTATTTCTAATTTAATTATTTCTTTATCATCATAATCAGTTTGTATATTTTTATCATTATTAGTATTGATATTATTAGATTCTATATATTTACTAGCTGCATTTTTCCCATTATCTATTAATTTCGTTTTATATTCATTGTTTAATGTGAAATCAATTGCACTACTCATTGAATCAGAATCATTAATGATAATAATATTATTAGTATTTTTAAATTGTGAATTAATTAAAATAGAAATTGATGCTTGTAAAACTGATGTAATAGAATCAATTGGAATATTTGTAGATTTTATTATTAAACCTAATGTTGTATTAATATTACAATTATTAATTGGTAAATGTGCCGAAACGCAACCATCTATATAGTATTTATTATTATATTTAATAGGTGCGAATATAATAGGTATACATGTAGATATTCTTATTGCATCTACTACCAACATATTAGGCGTGTTAATATAATCAAAATATTCTAATTTTAGATCTGTTATATTGGTACCTGTTATAATTAATTTATTATTTGTAATATTGTATAAATCAATAAATGTTACATCTTTTTTATTTATTTTAGATTTAATAAAATGTTCTACAGTTAAAACAATTTTATCATTATTACTAAACCCAAACTCTGTAAATATATTTTCACATTTAATATTAGGTTCTAGAATCTCAAAATTAAAATTTAATATAAAATCTATTAATTCATCAATACTATAACCTAATACAAATAATAATGATATTATTGATCCAACTGAAGAACCAATATATGTGTGTATATTATTTAAATCAATATGTTTTTTATCTAATAAATATGATAAAGCACCTACAAAAGATATACCTTTAACACCCCCGCCACTAATACATAATGTATTTATAATTTTACTCATTAATTAATCATAAAATAAAAATCTTTAAATATAATATTACATGGTTAAGGCAGATGAATTAATAAAAGAACAAAATGAAAGAAATGAACGAAAGAAAGTTACTTATAAAAAAATATATAAAACAATAGAAAAAAAAATAACATTTGCAAGCGCAGGGGATAATTATTTTATTTTATATGAAGTACCAGAGATTATTTTTGGTATACCAATCTATTCTCTTAATGAAGCCGTCTCATATGTTACAAAAAAATTATTAAAAAATGGTTTTACTGTACAATTTTATAAACCAAATAAATTATTAGTAGGTTGGTTACCTAAAAAATAAAACTATTTTGTAATATTATTGATTAAATTAATAAATAATATAATTGATAAACCGATTAATATAAGAACAATAGAATCTTTATTATCATTAATAATATCTTCAAAGTTTCCAAATACTCTATTTTTCATATGAATTTTTATTTTTTTATAACACTTTTTACATGTTTTTATATGAGTTATTATATCAACACAATTAATATTAGTGCATATACGTTCAGATTTAA